CCGGCGCCAGGCTGTATCCGTCGGTCGACCTGCTGGCTTTTTGGTGTAACATAGGGCAGCATTTGCTGGCCTCTTCTGGTCTAAGCTCACGCTGACGACCGTCTACTCTGAGGTTCCAAATGACCGTCAAGATTGATAACCAAAGCATAGGTCAACGTTCTAGTTCCGTTGTAAAAACGTTCGCTAGCGCTGCTGTTCCTAACACTACGTCATGGACGAAGACTTGGCAGGACACCAGAAATGGTGACTCCAACCCTCGTTACATGGCGCAAATTAGAAGCGGGCAGAATGCTACGACGACTTACGTCGGTAACTTCCGGCAGGTATTTCCTGCCACGTTGAATGCTCTTGCTAAGATCGTACGGTCAACTGGTTCAGGCCAAACTGGATATTCGGAATTTAAGGGTACCCCCGATTCGAGTTGGGGGGACCTCTTATATGATCCGTCCGGTTTGGCCACCACAGAAGCAGACATAATCGCGCGGGAACAGTTTGTTTCAAGGTATCGCGAAAGGAGAACCCAGTTTCAATCTGGGGTCTTCTTAGGCGAACTTATGAAGACTGTTCAAATGATAAGTAGTCCTGCGAAAGCCCTTCGTAAGGGAATCGACGCATACCATCATACCGTAAAGAAACGGTTGAGGAATGCGAAGAAACCGAACAGGGTCGTGCGGGATACTTGGCTCGAATTTGTCTATGGTTGGGGACCTCTCATTAATGATGTCAAAGATGCATGTCAATTAGGCACTGCAGACCCTTATAAGGTCTTTCAGAGCATAAAAGGCAAAGGCACCGTTGACGGAATTACGAGTAATTCTCGCCAAGACTATGCTAACAGTTTCCTGAATGTGGATTACCGTATGGTAATGTCACAGAAGGTTACTGTCAAGTATAAAGGAGCCATAGCTGCACAAAATGAACCTCCCGGATTTCCGGAGCAACTTGGACTTTCGTGGTCCAATGTGCTCCCTACTGTCTGGGAGCTAATTCCGTACAGCTTTCTTGTCGACTATTTTACCAACGTTGGTAAGGTGATCGACGGCATCGCCACGGGACCTATCTCTTTGGCCTGGGGGTGTCAAGTAATCTGGAAAGAGTATGGACTCTCTGTAGAGGGAGTTCAGCTCGATCGAGCCTATCTTGATACCTTTAAACCAGACCCGAAGGATAAGGCTTTTGGCTTTGCAACCGGCGGCGGTAAGTCGGGCCGGCGTGTTTATTACTTTCGGCAGCCTGCAAACGTTGTCTCATTAGGTTTAAGAGACTTTCGTTTTAAGCTGCCTGGGAGTAACATACGCTGGCTCAATATAGCGGCCTTAGCTCGTCTAAGGTCATAACCTTATGGAAAGACTGAAATGACAATCTCTCTCACTAGTCCGGTCACCGGTGGTGCCCAGACTGGCCTGACCTCACCCACCTATACGGTGGTTGTTGATCAGCCCCCGAACAACTACTCCAAACAATGGGCTGTTACCGCTCTTGGCGGTACCCAGACTGGAGTAGACGTTCATGGGGCCTCCAAACCGTTTACGGTTACTTTCGCGAAACCCGCAAATGTGCGGCCCGCGCCTGTACCGAATCCGGTTACGGGGGTTATGCCAAACTCTCCTCGGAATGTCTATACGGTCCGTGTCCGCAAGGGCACGGCTCCTGGTGTAAACCAGAACCCGCAGATTACGGTTCTCCAGTGCGACCTCTCGGTCGTTGCTGGTGCCGATTTGCAGGAGCCGGAAGACATCCGTGCCGCCCTTAGCCTTCTGATTGGTTCTCTGAACCAGCAGTCGGCGGGGCTTGGTGACACTCTTGTCTCGAACCTTCTTTAATATGAAGAAAGGTTCTTGGAAGAAGTGGGCTTTCTGGGTACTAACTACGTTAGTATCTGGATATGTCGGTATCAACTCGATACCTACACCACCGGAGTTTTCTCCGGTTCACCAAATGTGATGGTTTAGTTAACCTCACAAGAGAGAATTAACATGATCCCTTCGATCAACGCTCTTTCTCAATACTTACTCAAGGACCTCCATGACTACCAACGCGACCTCGGTGATTACTCACCACCTATCGAGTCATCTCATTTCGATGATAGAAGCTCGGGTCTCCGGCATAGCGAATCTCCCGCCCAGTCGTTTTCGACGACTAGCAGAGATTCGTCTTACCGAGGCCCAAGCAATTCTGTATGTCGAGAGATTAACTCAGGGCTTCCCACTCCTTTCTGCAAAGAAGGGAATACGGAAGGAAGGGTTAGCTCTTGCGACAGCCTATCTCAGCGTCACGGGGAGCCCAAATTGGGCTCTCAGTACGTTGAGACGATTGCAGCGGGAGCTATTGACCTTCAAGGGGTCAGTTGGTATCCTGGAGCGCACCCAGCAGTCGTAGCTTGCAACAGCTTGCTCAGGTCAATCACGAAGAAATTTCGTGGTCTGACGTCGAGTGATGCTGACAAGCGGGCTGCAAAAAAGTTCCTTCATAGCAATGAGCTATGTCGGAATTGGGTGCTGAATCCGCAGCATTCGGGAGAGGAAGAGATGTTCGGATGTCTCCGTAAGGAGATTGATGACTTTCTTCACCCTTCTGGCGAACCCTTTGTCTCCTCCATTGACGAGATTTTCTCTCGCGGTAGAGTGGGACCTGGGGCTAGCCTTGGAGCGAATGGGGTCGACTTCTATACGAAGTTGTTCTCATCCAAACTGACTGCAACGTCCAATGAGGTATACTATCAGTATGCCGAACGATGTGCTAAAGTACCCACTTGGGGCCTAGCCGAATTTAACCGGCTATCAGCCTTTGGGCTACCTACTATCGTTTGTGAGTCCCGTGTAACTTTCGTCGCAAAGGATTTGACACAAACGCGTTCTATATGCACCGAACCAACCCTGAATATGTATTTTCAGCTTGGCTTAGGTGTATTGATTACTGAGCGACTAAAGCAGCACTTCGGTGTTTGCCTAAGTCGACAACCTCAGAGGAACGTGAAGCTCGCAAGGTTAGGAAGTATCAACGGGTCAGTCGTCACGATTGACCTCGAGAGTGCTTCCGATTCCTTGAGTCTTTCCCTGTGTGAAGCGGTATTCCCTAGGTGGTTTCTTAACCTCCTATACGAGTATCGTACTCCGTACACAAAGATTCTAGGAGAACGAGTTGAACTTAACATGGTGTCGACGATGGGTAATGGTTTTACATTCCCATTGCAAACTATGCTATTTTCATGTGTCGTTCGAGCTATTGCTTCCCAGATGAATATCCGTCTTGGACGTGCATCGGGTCGGAACGCTAAGTGGGGTGTATTTGGTGATGATATTATCTGTCCGACAGAGATGTCGTCCAGAGTTATCAGCCTCTTACGCCTCATCGGCTTCCGAGTAAATAGCGAGAAGTCATATACCGAAAGGTATGGACGATTCCGGGAAAGCTGTGGAGGTGACTTCTATATGGGTCACAATGTTCGAGGGGTCTACTTAAAGACTCTCGATACGCCACAGTCCCGGTATGTAGCCATTAACCTCTTGAACGAGTGGAGTGCTAAATGGAAGATCCCTCTTCCCTTAGCAATCGGATATCTTCAGGACTCAGTGCGGCACTTGGCAGTGCCAATCTGGGCCCCTATAGACTCCGGTATAAGGATACCCCAAGATCTAACACTAAATCGTTACGGACTATGGGCCAATATAGACAATGGTACATTCGTGTACCGTTGCTATAAAGCCTGGGTCCCTAACTTTCGCGTGTTAGAGGGGTCCTTTGTGCTCCCTCGAGGTGTTTACCAGCCTCGTCGGCTATCTTATAATCCGCAAGGATTACTGATGGCGTTCTTGGGTGGTTACATACAAGGTAACAAGATACCTATCTCCCTTAAGCAAGGAGAGAGGCCTCGTTATCGGATGATAACTGCTCGCGCCCCGTTCTGGGGTCCGACAGTTGAACAGGTGCGTTCGCATGCACCTGGTTTTTGGGGATGGTTTGAAACCATCGTTCCGTTTAATCTTCGATTAACGGAATCCTAGGACAAAGTCCTCCGGGGAATGCAAACTGCCG